CGACTATGGAAGACCCGTTTCATACACTATTTTCACGCGTACTATCAATAACCAGTATATTTCTCCTGTTGATATTGTTGCAAAAGAGTTTATCCACCTTTTCGATGCAGCAAGACTTGACGAATATCGTGGGCGGTCTGCTTTCGCTACTGCGTTAAACGCAACCCGCGACTTGCAAGAAGCCATAAAAGCCGAAGTGCAGGCGATCAAGTACGCGAGCTATCAAAGCGGCGTCATCACCACTGAGAGCGGAGCCGCCGACGCTGGCGACTACTTCGCCAGGGGCAACTCGAACGATCAAGGCCAAGTTGCACGACTTCAGTCGCTCGACCCTGGCACGGTCAACTATTTAACTGCCGGCGAGAAGATGGAGATGTTCAAGAGCGACCGTCCGACGGGCGCATTCGGAGAATTTATCCGGCTCATCCAAGCTCATATCTGCATGGCAGTCGGCCTGCCCTACGGCTTCGCATTCGACGCCGATAAGTCGGGGCCAATGGCTCGCATGGAAGCGGCAATGGCAGAGCGCACGTTCTTGCGCTGGCGTGGACTGCTGGAAGGCAAATTCCTCGACAGGATAAAAAATATTATTTTGCTCGACGCAGCCGCACGCGGACTCATTCCAGATTCCGAGTTTCTTCTTGACGGCCGCTGGTGCTGGCCTGCCAAGGTTTCGATTGACTACGGACGCGAGGCACGCGCCGACATCGAGCTTTGGAAAGCTGGCTTAAAGACAGCAGGACAAATTTACTCCGACATGGGCGAGGACTACGAAGAAGCACTTCGCGCAAGAGCGAAGGAGGCCGCGATGATCGTCGCGCTCGGCACAGAAATGGATATTCCATCCGAATATATTTCAGATTCTATCATTCCCATTCAAGCCGCCGCTCCGGTTGCCGCACCTATCGCCGCGCCTATCACGCAAGAAGAGCCGCAACCTGAGCCACCACAAGATCAACCAAAGCAAACCGATCTTGCAGACGAGAACAAGCCTAGCAAGGGCATGGTCGAAGAAGCGCTAAAGGGCTTAAAGTGGCGCAGAGAATACAACCGAGGCGGAACCGAAGTCGGAGTTGCACGCGCTCGCGACATCTCGAACGGCAAAAATCTTTCGGACGATACCGTTAAAAGAATGCACTCCTTTTTTTCACGTCACGAAGTCGATAAAAAGGGGCAGGGATTCACGCCAGATGAAGACGGATTCCCATCCGCAGGCCGCATTGCATGGGCGTTGTGGGGCGGAGACGCAGGGCAGACTTGGGCCGCTGACAAGGTCAAAGGGATGCAAGCATCGCAACCCGAGCAAATGAAAGTATCGCTCGCCGTTCGCGATACGTTCGGACGCATTACAGGCTTTGAAACAAAACACGAGCTTGTCATGCCGACTCCAGAAAAAGACGAAGACCAAGACGACTTTATTGGCCGCTGCATGATCAGCGGAACGATGACGAGCGAATATCCAGACGAGAGCCAGCGCGTAGCCGTATGCTCTGCACAATGGGAGAAAAAATAAATGATCACACACGGAATCGCACTCGAAGCAAAGAAAGCACTCATCACGGGCGTCCATCAACCCGGCGACGAATATCGGATCGCGCTTTACAGCGCATCGGCAAAGATCGGGCCGACAACGAAAGCCTACACAACCGAAGGCGAGATCAAAGGCATGGGCTACACCGCTGGAGGCGTAGCACTCAAGGGACACCGCACAGGCATCATCGGAAAGAATGCATTTATAACATTTGATGACGTTGTCCTAAAATCCGCAACCTTCGCCGCAGGTGGAGCGATGATCTACAACGCCAGCAAGGGCAACGCAACCTTGTGCGTTCTCAACCTCGGAGCCGAGCGGCACGTCTACGACGGCGCGTTTGAACTTAAATTTCCGAAGCCAACCGAAAACAACGCACTCATTCTTTTAGCTTAAATATGAAACCAAGCCAACCCATCATCATCGACGGAGAAACCTACGACATTTATACGATCAACCTTGCGATCACGTCCGTTGTAAACCCAGACGCAAGCGAAGATGCAAATGTGGCAATGCGCCTTGTTCCTACGCGGATCGCGAATGGCGAAGTCATCCTTGCGAACGACTACGCACGCACGATGGCACTCGGAAGCGTTGATGGCGTAGACGCTCCGACAGCAACCGCCGTTGCTCAAATCTCCGCAAGCATTCAAGAATTTATCTACGCGAAGGGGCTGTAAAAAATGGCACTCATTCTTTCAGCGGCAACAGGCAATTTCAACGCTGGCGCGACTTGGGTAGGAGGCATTGTGCCTACGGTTGGCGACGAGGCCCGCGCCTCGACGGGTCACACGATCACCATCACCGCGAATGCGACTTGCACAGAGTTGAGTAACGCAGGCACAGGCATTTACACATTAAATGATGGCGTCACGCTCACCGCCAATGTTACAAATAAAACCATAACAGGCTCGCGCAACTGCCTGCAATTTACTGCGGTCTCCCCTGCTTCCGCGTCCATCGTTGGGAATGTAACGGGCGGAATCACTTTAGCGTGTGGCGGCGTCGTTAATTCGTCCACGGGAACATTAATAGTTACGGGGAATTGCGTGGGCGGATCTGGGGCGAGCGGCAGCGTGATTCTGGGTTGTTTTGGAGTAAGTAACGCATCAACGGGTGCAGTAACTGTCACCGGAAATTGCACGGGAGGAAGCGGGGCGAATTCTCATGGAATTCAAAATGCATCTACGGGGTCTATTTCCATCACGGGAAATGTAACAGGCGGAACCAGTACTGGATTCGGTGCATATAATAACTTATCGGGAACTCTAAACGTGACGGGCAACGTCACGGGCGGAACGGTGGTCGCCACCTCGCACGGCCTAAACAATGCTTCAACGGGAATCGTCAACATAGTTGGAATCTGCAACGGAGGAGCGGCAGGAGCGGCTGGAGCAAACAATGCCGCAGCGGGAACAATCACAACAACCCGCGCAAAAGGTAACGGATTCGGTATCGGTTCTGTAGCTACTGCGGCAGGAGTTGGAATTGCATCAGTTCAATCGTCAATTACAAAAATCGAAGAACTGGAATTTGGTGCATTGGGAATGTCTCCCGTATCTGGGCCGTGCTACATAACACCGCTCACAACAAACGTAGCAATTTTCACAAAATACCCTGGCGGAACAGGGACTAAAACTTTGGTTGATGCAACGGCATCCGCAGGAATTCCAGCAATAACAGACGTTCGTTTCGGCACAAGCTACGCAAGCGGAGCATTGACAGGCGTTGCCTACATTCCATCGGCATCAAGCGTGGCGTTCGGCGTTCCTGTGGATAACACAACAGGAACAGCAACACTCACAGCCGCCGACGTGCGAGCCGCTCTGGGTATGGCATCAGCCAACCTAGATACACAACTCTCTACAATTTCAACAAAGGCATCGGAGGTTCACGCAATCCACGGCCTCGACATATCCAACGCGCTAACCGTCACGCCTACTAGCAGGACATCGGGCGCGATCACTCAAGCGATCACCGGAGACGGAACAACGAACACCGTAGTCACGAGGGTCTAGGCTGATGTTAGCTTCCCTGCTCATCGCCACGCAGGGCTTAATGCCAAGCCCAACGCCGCTTTCAATCGGCGTGCAGGGCTTGCTGTTCGTTTCGGTCGTCCCGCCTGTTCCTATCGCTCCGACCGATCTTCCTGGCGGTGGCGGAAGGCGTGACGAGCGAAGGGTAACGCTTTATGCTCTCGGCAACCGACTCCGATATTCGGTCGGGAGCGTCGATATAAGCGCAGGCTCGCGGATAAATGTAACAGGGAGCGCATTTAACTCTCGCACGTCCGACGCTTCGCTTTCGATCAGCGCGAGCACGACGGCAAAAGGCAACCGCAACCATACCGGCACGGGCCGAGCTGGCATCTCAATTTCGTCCACGTTCGACGTTGTTGGATGCGAAGAAGAGAACGAGCTTGAAATTTATTTGATGGCACAAGCCGCGATGGAATTGATGGATAGCATTTGACATCCGCGCCCTCGCATGGATGTCATCGAAGGCGTATCAATAATTTCAATCGGCGAAGCAAAGGGCCACGGGCTTTATGTGGACGAGCAGACTTTGATGGAAGTCAAAGAGTGCGCGGAGTCATACAAGGGCGGCGTCAAGGTCAACCTCGATCACGGCGCAGGAATTAAAGACATTGTCGGATTCGTAAACAATTTTCGCATCGTCGGGAAACAACTCTTGGGCGATCTCAACCTTCTCGAAACATCGCCCATGCATGATTACGTCTTGGAGATTTCCAGCAAACTCCCCGACACGTTCGGTATCAGCATCGCATTCAGCGGGCCGATCCGCGAAGTGGATGGAATGAACTTCGCGAGTTGCGCTGAGCTTTACAGCGCCGATCTCGTGCAAACACCCGCCGCAAATGCGACCGGGCTTTTCAGTTTTACGGCCAAGCAAGTTGACAAATTTTCCAAACAAATGGAAGACGCAACAATCGAAATCGAACCAAAAGAGGACGAGATCAGCATCGCTGACATCGTTTCTCGTCTCGCCGCTCTTGAAACCGCCTTCGGCGATTACAAGAACAAAATGGAAATGCCAGCCGAAGAGCCAGCAGCAGAGCCAATGAAAGAAGAGATGGCCGCTGAACTCAGCGCAATTTCCAAACTCGAAGCCAAGCTCGACACGATCATCAGCAACTTCGGAGCCGCCCCAGTTAAGGCTTCGGTAGTCGCAGAAGAGAAGGCCGAAGAGAAATTCGACCTCAAAGCGGTCATCACCCAGAAAACCGAGGAACTCGGAAGCCGCACCGAAGCTATCCGTTTCGCAATGCGAAACCACCGCGAAGCCTACATTGAAGCCCGCGATAACAACCAACTCAACTTTTAATCCCAACTAATTTATGGCAACACAAAACGACAACGGTATTCGGAGCTTTAGCTTCGCATCCGCGATCACCGCGAACACGCTCGTCAACATATCGGGCGCAAACGCTGCGCAAGCAGCATCAACCGGCGC